GATGGCCGCGATTGAAATGCCGACGAAGAAGACGAGCGAGCTGATCCTCGAGTGGTACGAGAGGAACAACCAGGACCAACACCGCCCGCACCTGGGCGCCAGCATCATCGGCCACAAGTGCCAGCGATACCCGTGGATGGCGTTCCACTGGATCTCCGTGAAGAAGTTCGAGGGCCGCATGCTGCGGCTGTTCGAGTACGGCCACGAGGCCGAGGTCAGGATGGCACGCAACCTGCGCGCCATCGGTGTCGACCTGAGCACCGAGGATGCCGCCGGCAAGCAGCACACCGTGGTCGCTTTCGGCGGTCACTTCGGTGGCAGTATGGACGGCTTCGGCACCGGCTTCACGGAGGGGCCGTCGAAGACCGCCGTCTGGGAGAACAAGACGATGAGCGACAGCGCGTTCAACACGCTGCTCAAGGACGGTCTCAAGAAGGCCAAGCCCCAGCACTACGCCCAGGTCATGATCTACATGGGCCTGGAGAAGATGACCAGGGCGATGTACACGGTGGAGAACAAGAACACCGACGCCATCCATTCGGTCTGGGTGCACTTCGACAAGGAGATGTTCGACGTGCTGATGACCAGGGCCTTCAACACGATCAAGAGCTTCGTGCCGCCGGAGAAGATCTCCAACGACAGCTCGTTCTGGGTCTGCACGCAGTGCGACTTCCACCGCCACTGTCACAAGGGCAAGGTGCCGGAGGTCAACTGCCGCACGTGCGCCATGGCCAAGCCGATCAACTACACGGAAGACGTGCCGGTCACCGACGCCAAGGATGGCGGAGAGTGGCAGTGCATGCGGTGGAACGCCAAGATCCCGCTCGACGCGCAGCGTGTCGGGTGCGATGCCCACAGGATGATCCCGATCTTCCTCGACAAGGTCAACGCCTTCGCTGGCGTCATGGCCGACACCGGCAACTTCAAGTACGTCAACAAGGAAACGAACATCGAGTGGGAGCAGGGCGAAGGGCTTACTGCGCTCACCAGCAAGGAGCTGGCGGCCATGGAGTACAGCGTGCTGGCGGCCGACGTCTGCGCACGCAAGCGAGAGCTTGTGGCGCAGGGCATCAACACCGCCAAGGTCGTCGGCGGTGGGATGGGTGAGGAACGGGTGAGCGTATGAGAATCGTCATCGTGCCAGGCATGGCGACATCGAAATCTGGGCACCAGTCTTTCGTCGACGGCTATCTGCTGATGGACTTCTACAAACTGGAGCGCCGTCTGTGCATGGTGTGGGATCCGATCAGGAGCAAGGGGCCTCGCCCCGACCCGACCTGGCCGCACCTGTACCCAGACCCCACCGGCGAATACAAGCTGACCCCAGAAGCTCAAAAGGTTGTTGATGATGACGCCACGTCCATACCAGGTTAGAGCACTCGACGAGTTGTGGACTTGGTTTGACACCGAGTTCAAAGGCAACCCAATTGTCGAGGCGTGCGTCGGCGCCGGCAAGTCGCCGATGATCGCGCTGATGTGCCAGCGTGCGCTGCGCGAGTTTCCGCAGACCAGGATCCTCGTGCTCACGCACCAGACCGAGCTGCTGCTGCAGAACCTGGACAAGATCCGCCGGGTCTGGCCGGATGCCGACGTCGGCGTCTGCAGCGCCGAGCTCGGCAAGAAGGTGCTCGACCGCCAGATCACGTACGCCACCATCGGCTCGGTGTACCGGGTCGCGAAGAAGCTCGGCCACGTCGACCTCGTGTTCGCGGACGAGTGCCATATGGTGCCGCCCGAAGAGAAGGGCATGTGGCGCAAGACGATCACGATGCTGAAGGCGATCAACAAGAGCGTCAGGGTCATCGGCTGGACAGGCACGCCCTTCCGTGGCAATGGCATCTGGCTGACCGCCGGCAAGGATCCGATCTTCACGCACATCGCCACGCGGGTGACGATGAGCGAGCTCCTGAGCCTGGGCTACCTGGCGCCGCTGGTGACGGAGAAGACCGGCATCAACATCGACGCCAGCGCGGTGGGTGTGAGCGGCGACGACTACAAGATCGACGAGCTCGATGCGGTGATGAACCAGGCCGACGTTATCGAGCTGACGTGCGCCGACATCATCCGCCGCACCAGCGAGCGCAGCCGGATCCTCGTCTACTGCGTGACGATCGCGCACGCCACGAACGTGCACGCCAAGCTCGCCGAGCTGGGCATGGATGCCGAGATCGTGACGTCTGATTCGGCGAAGTCCGACAAGGATCGGGCCATCTCCCGCTTCCGCGAGGGGCGCCTGCGCTGCATCGTCAACGTGGCCATGCTGACCACCGGCTTCGACGTGCCCCAGGTCGACTGCATCTGCCTGCTCAGGCCGACCAAGAGCCCGGTGCTGTACGTGCAGATCGGCGGCCGAGGCATGCGGGTGGTGGGCGCCAACATCGAAGAGTCTCGGCACCTCGGCAAGACCGATTGCCTATGGCTGGACTACACCACGACGACCGTCGAGCAAGGCCCCATCGACCGGGTCAAGGGGCGCAAGCCGCGCAACACCAAGCCTGGCGAGGCGCCGTTCAAGATCTGCGACAACTGCGGCAACACCTGTGCCGCGAGCGCCCGGGTGTGCCCGGCCTGCGGGTTCGAGTTCGACATCGCTCCGCCAGGCCCTGCTCACGGCACGCAGCCCACAGATGCACCCATCCTCAGCAAGAGGCGCGAAACCGACGGCCGCAAGGAGAGGGTCATCACAGACGTGACCTACAACATCCACAACAAGATCGGCAGCACGATACCCACGATGCGCGTCGACTACATCTCTGGTGAAAGGGTCGCGGCCAGCGAATGGGTGGCGCTCAGCCACGACGGCTACGGCCGCATGAAGGCTGAGCATTGGTGGCGCGACAGGTCGAACATCCACAGGATCCCGAAGTCAGTGCAAGAGGCGATGGAGTGGATTGCCTACGACAAGAGGATCCTGGCGGTGCCGGTGATGCTCAAAACCATGAGGAGCGAGAAGGGTCATGAGCAAGTGGTTGAATATCAATGGGGAGCCAGCGCAGGCGCCGGCGAAGGTGGACTTGTGGATCATCAACAGGCCGTCACTTGTGGCGATGGTGGAGTTCCATCGGATGGAGCTCAGCCGGCTGAGGTCAATCCCAGTGTGCTGCGAGAGCTGCATGAGCTTCGGCCCGCATCGTGAAGAGAAGTGCAAGAAGTGGAAGGCAACCCCGCCGCCGGAAGTGCAGAAGATAGGCTGCGCCGAGTGGACGTACGACAGCATCCCGTTCTGAGGTGAGACCATGAACATCGGCAAGAGATACACCAAGCAACACGTGCTGAAGCGTGCGACGACGGACTATGAGGAGCTCAATGCCCCGGTCTCGAGTCATGAGTTCAACATCCAGTCGGCCCTGATCGGCGCGCCGCTGGACGTCAAGAACACCCAAACGCGTTCGAAGGATGCGCTGCTCTATACAGCAGCACTCATCGTCGGCGTCGGATCTTTCGTGCTGAGCCTGTCATGAAGATCGATACTCAATTCATGACGGTGCACCCGGCAACCGAAGCATGGTGGGCCAGGCGCAAGGTGTGCAAGGCATGCAAGCATCTTGATGACAATGGCGGAGTCATGACATGCCGCAAGATTGCATCCAAGCTACCCGGCCGCCGTCGGCTTGAATACTGCATCGACGCACGCTCAGAGGGTGGAGCGTGCGGCCCTGACGCAGTGTTGTTCAAGGCACTGTGCTGCGATTGCGAGAAGTAGTCTGGCCGTAGTAGTAGCCGATCAGGCCGCCGAGGATCAGGCCCACGATGCCGTTTGCAATGGCGCTGCGCACGTCGTCGCTGAACGGCGCGCCGAACAGGCCGACGACGGCGCCGACGATCATGTAGACAAGCGGCAGCAAGCCGACGGCGACGACGAAGCTTGGCGACCGCCAGACCGGCTCGTGACTGGCGACCGCTGCAGCGTCAGCCTTGCGTGCGCCATCGATCCCGCCGCCGCCAGCCTCGGTGAGCTGATACCAGTTGTCTTCGATGGCCTTGGCAGCCACCTCACGCTTTGCAGGATCGGCCAGCGCTTCGACGGCGGCCTGTGCGTTCACGGCCCCTACAGACTTCTGCACGATGTCCAGCGCCAGGCCGACCCCGGCAACGTTGCGCTCTGCCACCTTGCTGCCGCTGCCAAACAGCGAGCCGAGCTTTGGGATGGCCTCGATCAGCGATGGCAACAGCGCCAGCGCGACGGCGGGAATGGGCATGCCTGCCTCCTGTGAGTATTGAGTCGGATCTCCGACGGGTGCTTGTGGTTGATTCAAGGATCCGCCTGGCGAGCTTTCGTCAGCCGCTGGCGGCGTGGGTGCCTGCTCGCCAGCCAACACGCCGCCGTAGCGTAGGTAGACGGCCAGCAATTTCTCGAGAGACTTGGTCGGCTGGCCGACGGTGGAGCTGGGCAGGCTGGCCCATTCGTCACCCAGCTTGGCAATGGCGGCCGGGATGTTCCCGTTGATGACGTGGTTGATGGCTCCGCGCCCGACCAGCAAGACGACCGCGGCCAGGTCCTGCATGTGCGGGCTGAAGTCGATCAGCCACGGGTTGTTGCGGCGCAGGTTGTTCCACGTCGTCTCGACGATCTGGTACGCACCGGCCGCGGTGGTGTAGTCGATCTTGTTGTTCTTGATGAACTGGCCGTCGAACTTCTCGTAGGTGCGCTGGCGCGGGTGGTCGCCGAAGTCATTGAAGACGCGTCCGTTCCCGGGGCTCCAGCCGAACAACGCAACGTATGCCTCGTCTGTATCTGGATCCGACTCACCCAGCCTGATTGCCCGCAGGAATGCCTTGACGTTTGGGTGGTCAAGATACTGCTGGATGAGGTCCTGATTCACTCCTCTTCCTCCTCTCCGTCGATTGAGTCTCCCTCGATCGTCAGACCGCTTCTTACACGGTCACGCTTCAGCTTCGCATTCTCCCGCATGCGCTCTGCATTCGTCTCGCTGTAGTAGCCCTTACCCTCGAGTCGGTTGATCTTCTTGATCTCGCTCGCGAGCTCGCGGAGGACGCGCTTCTTGTTCGCCTCTCCGATGATCTCCGACAGCTCGAGGTCGATGGGCCTGGCCTTGATGCCGAACGTCTGCATCGCGGCGTACTCCCACTGCACCGGGTTGCCGCTCTTGTCCTGGCCGGTGTACGAGATCGGCCCGAGCTCGATGGGTTCTCCAATGATGTTGGCCAGCGCGTTCGCTGCACGATCCCAGTGGTAGTTGCCCACCGCGATGGCCGGCGAGACCTGGCGCCACATCCACGCGGCACGCTTCGCAGCGGCTTCGGTGTCGGTGTCCAGATCCTTGTCGACGATCTCCTTGCCGAAGAACATGTCCTTGTTCCCGAGCATGGCCATCGCCGTCGTCAGCACGGGGTTGCCTGGCATCAGCGGCTGGAAGAGCGGCATACCGCCGGAGTTGTTGTTCGCATCCAGCAAGTCGCCGCCCGGGAAGATGCGGCTGATGTCCAGGAACACCGGCATGTCGGTGACCTCGTCCATCCCGAGGCGGATCGCCTTCGGTGTGAACATGGTCATGCTCATGCCCTTCATCCACGGCGGCAGGTTCTTGCGCTCGTCCTTCTCGAAGGCTGACACGCTGGCCCTGAACTGCGGATCGGTGACGTACTTACCGATCACGTCGAGCATGCCCTCGTCGTCGTCATCGTCGCCGACGAACGCCAGCGCATACATCAGCGTGTTGACCGCCCAGAAGGCGCCGGCCGGAGCGGCGAACCGCCACGGGTACTCCATGGCCGTGCGCAGGATCGCCGGCACCGCCTTGTAGGTGTAGGCGAAGAACGGCAGGCCGACATCGCGCACCAGCTTCGCGCCAGACGGCAGGTTGTCGTAGGTGAAGATGTACCGCTGGGCGAAGTCGACCGCTTCATCCGGCGAGGCGCCGCGGTTGCGTGCGTCACGGTAGATGAGGTAGCGGAAGAACTGATCCTCGGCTTCGTACGCCTTGCCCATCGGCTTGCGCAACCAGAATGACATCGCATTCCATACCGTTTCTACGGTCTTTGCGCCACGCGACTCGACGCGGCCGGCCAGCATGCGCAACTGCTCAGGCATGGCGGCTACGAGCTCGCCCTGCGAGAACGTGCCAAGGAACAAGCCGGCGTCTTTCGCTTCCTGCACCATGGGTGCGTTCTTCGTCAGATCCTTCACTGCCCCGGCGTACTTGTTGACGTCCCAGTACGAGACGCCGGCGAAGTGCGCCATGGTCAGGTTGCTGATGACGTTGTTCGCGTGAGCCACTGGGTTCAGAACGGTCTTTCCTTCCTTCCACAGTGACAGACCCTTGCGATACATCTTCAGGATCTCACTGTGCATCGCATCGTCGTACGACTTCAGGTGATCGAGCACTTCGGTCGGGACATACATTCCGGCGAGCTTGCCGTATCGCGGCGCAAACGTGCCTTCGATCTTCGTGCTTGGCACTTCGACGTAGCCATCTCGCGGACCCTTGACAGCGACGTCTGTGGCCAGGCGCTCGAATAGACGGCCGAGCTGGATGTCACGCTGCGTGCGCGTGTAGCCCATGATGAACCGGAACATTGCGTCCCGGACCTCTCCCATGTCTTCGCGCTCCTTCTTCGTGTAGTCGCGCCACACCTGGACGGTCTTGTCGCCCTTCTGGAACTTGTCGTCACGAACCTCCCACCCCTGCTGGATCCAGATCGGCAGATCCTTGGTGAAGACGGTCTCGAATTTGCCGCGTGCCTTCAGGCTCTTGCCGGCCACACCCTGCATCACGCCGGTGCGGCGGGTGAGTGCGGCGGCCATCTTCTTCCACGCCTTCAGATCCTCGAGGAGTTTCTGCTCGTAGAAGCGCGGCAAATACTTGCCATCCCACCGGCCGACAGCCTCTGCCGACAGCATGCCCAGGCGCACCAGCTCGGTGGACTGCTCGCGCATGATCTGAATCATCGATGCGGCTATGTCGTAGACCCGCTGCGGCGGCGTGACGCCAACCTTGAGCTCGCCCTCGATGACGTCAGAGATCATCTCGAGTTCATCCCTCGGGATCTCCTTCAGCTTGTTGGCCACGTCGACCGCGGTCATCTGCGCCTTCTCGATCTCGACCTTCATCTTCCGCATGGCTCGGTCGAGCTCAGGCGAGATGGGCTTCATCTTCACGACATCGAGGACATTGTTTGCGATGGTGGCAGCCACCTCGTACGCCTTGGCGCCAGGCCCGAAGGTGAAGCGGCCCAGCTCGTCACGGCCGGCGGCCCAGCTGCTGACGTTGCGCGGCCTGGTGGCGGCCACGTTGTTGGCGAACTGAGCATCCTCACTGAACGACAGCTTCGCTCGACGCGCGTCGTACTCACCTTTGCCCATCCCGGCAAACGTCGTCATCGGATCCGGCCGCTTTTCGGCTGGCCACGCCACCGGAGTTTGCGATGTATCCGGCTTGATCTCTGGCCACCCGGCTCGGACCCGATCCCAGGCCTTGCCCAGAGATGCGCCTTCGGCCTCCCTTCGCGCCCGGTCGGCCATCATTTCTTCAGACGTGGCGAACCCGTTGAAACTCATCGGGTTGTAGTCTTCACTGAACAGCGGCAGACCTTCTTCGACCTTTGCCTTCAGCTCTGGTGTGACATTGAAGGCGAATTGATCAGGCACCGCACCATTCTGGCGGTCGGCCAGCGCGCGGGCGATCTTTTCCGTCGGCTTGTTTTCGTAGATGGCTCCGTCTTCCAACACGTTCCACCAGCCGCGCCCGTCGGGCTCGACCGTGTAGCGTGGCATGCTGATCTGGGCGACCTTGCCCCCACCCAGCTTCTTGAGCAAGCTGTTGACTGCCGTCGGCACGATGCTGTCGTAGAAGGTGATCATTCCCTTCCCGCCGATCTTGAGGTCGAGGCCATCCAAACGCGTCATCGGAAAGCCGTTCTTCTCGATTTGCTTGCCCTCGTTGGCCATGATCTTCTTGGCCATTTCCTTGCCGACGTAGTTCTCAAGGTCGGCATTCTTCACGGCAATGGTCTTGATCACGGACCCGTTCTTGACTAGGTGCAGATCAGTTTCATCGGCCGCGCCGACGGTAATGCGCCGGTAGTCGATGGCGTCAATCTGCTTGCTCAGGTCGTACCTGTCTGCGCTCTGGGTGCCGTTGATGAATGCGACTTGGGAGTAGTCGCCCTTGACGGCTTCCACGAGCACGCGCTTGATCGCCAGGCCGAGCCACTTGTCGGTGGAGTCGATGAATGGCGCTGCTGGTGTTTGCTTTTCAGCACCGGCCATTGCCATCGGCGTGGTGGCGATCTTGAGGTTCTTGCGTCGCTGCTGCTGCCAGTCCGACTGCAGCTCCTCTACGAACAGCGTCTTCTTGCCGCCGATGGTTCTGTCGTTGAGGCGGATATGGGCGATGACGTTGAGATGATCGTCCCAATGGGATGATTTGTACACCTTCGGCTCAAGGTACGCATCGGTCAGCGCGCGGCGCTGGCGAAACAGCTCCACGAACTCTTCTGAGCCGATGTTGAAGCCATCAAGCCTGGCGCTCAGCTTCGCAATGGCGTCGCGCTGCTCCGCTTTTGATGTCTTGCTTGCCGGTGGCAGCTTCAGCAACATCTCGCGATAATTCGTGCCGCCGGGAAGAGTGTAGGTGTCGTACTTCGGCGCGTCTTTGTCGCCGCCATCGAGGATGACGTCGACCAGTTCCTGGATGGCGCGCCTGTCTTTCGGAGCGAACGACGCCAGGTCGACGTCGTAGTAGTCTGCTTCTTCATCGATGTGGCGCAGCCTGTCGTTTTCGTTAAGCTTGAGGAAGTACTTCTCCGCGAGCTCGTCACGCGCCTTCTGCTCGGTCATGACGCCTTCTGAGCTCAAGATCTTTTCTTCGACCTTGACGCCAGAGCTGGCCAGGAACGCACGCACCGCATCGCGCTGCACCTTGCCGGTCTGCAGCTTGAGCCAATCCTCGATGCCAGACCAGAAGACCTCGTCGGGCTTGACACCCTTGCCGGTCAGGCCCTTGATGAACGCGAGCCACTGCTCCACCGGCGCCTGCTTCGGGCCGCCTTCGATGGCGCGGTCGAGCGCGCTGTAGAAGGGCAGGCGCGACTGGGTGACGGCATCCTCGCTGAACTGCAGGCCGCTGTCGGCCAGCGCGGCGTTGGCGGCGGCCGCCTCGCTGGCGGCGACTCGCGCCTCGCCGTACTGCATCGTGAAGCTGGGCGCCACGCGGGCGAGCTCGGGCCTGGCCTTGATGACGCCGAGCATCTGCTCGTTGGTGATCTTGCGCACGAGCTCGCCGCCTTCTTCGCGGGTCTCGATAGGCGGCACGATGCGTTCGTTCACGCGCTGGCGCACGCGGGTCCAGTCGATGGTGCCTTCGTAGGCCACCGGCACGTCGGAGTTGAGCACGACCGCGGTGCCCTGCTCGCGGTTGACGTGGCCGCGGAAGCCGGCGTCGAGGATGGCTGACTCGTAGGCGTTCTCGCCAGGCCCCTTGCGCAATCCTTGGATCAGCTGGCGCTGCTCCTTGGTGGCGGTGGTGCCGTCGTACAGGTTGCCCAGCTCGGCACGGTAGACGTGGCCGCCAAGGCCAGACTCCGGCGCCGGCAGATCCTGACCATTGTTGGTCAGGTAGAAGTAGACGCGCCGCTTGATGCGGGCATCGGTGGCGGCGTCGAGACGGGCGCGCTCCTCGCCCCTGATGCCCTGGCCGAATGCGCGGCCAGACAGGATGCTCAGGCCGGCCGCGTTTCCGTAGTGGACGCCGGTGACGGCGCCCCGAACTCCTCGTCCAGCGCCTTCATCCCGGCCGTAGCTGGATCCTCTGGGAGGTTCTGCAGGTCGGGCATCTTCCGAGAAGCTGATGTCCGACTCGCCCCATCCGTACCGCCCTGAGAACTCGTCGAAGACGCGCTGGACGCGGGGTGAGAGAACAGCTCTGGCCCACTCAAGAACATCGGGTCGTCCTTCGGCACTAAGCCGGTCAATGTAAGTTTGCCCATTCGGATTTTCTCTCCACTTGTTCGTCGGCATGTCGCCGTCGCTGGCGAACAGCCGCACCTTGGCATCCGGCAGCGACGGTTCGATTGCTTTCAGGAATGAGGTCTGCAGTTCCTTGTTAGTGATGACGCCAAAGCTGATGACCCGCACGCCGGTCGGCGAGCTGATGAGGGCCATGTCATCCTGCCAGCCAGGCTTCCCGTCGCGGGTCATCCTGTCATTGATCGCATTGTAAAGATCGCTCATCTCGGTCTGCGAGATGACACGACCGAGAAGGATGTCAAGGCCGTTGCTGTCGCCTTTGTTTGCAGAGTAGAACGGACGATGCCAGCCGACCCCGTCCTGATGCAGAACCAGGCCGAGCGTGGCCGCATAGACGTTGAGCAACTTCTTCTGTGCCGCGTCAACGCTCGTCTTGCCGGCCTTGCCGCCGGCCGGAGACATCGCAACCGGTATCTGCATGCTCGGATTGACGGCTCCCTGCCAGGCGCCTGGCGCAAGAAGATCATCGTCGGCCAGGAGTCCGAGGTAGCGAGCGAGCATGTCGCCGTGCTCGTCGTGCAGGGCTTGCTGGACCGCTTGCTGGAACTCGACACGCTGCGCCCACGGTGCAGTGTGCAAGCCGGGCAGAATTCCGTTGATCACGCTCGGTGCAGCCTCCCATGAGACCTGGCCGATGTGGCGGCGTACGCCGTCCTCGAAGTCGAACTTCGCGGTGTTGGTGTCCTTCTGCGTCGGGTCATGCGCGAACGCATGATCGAGCCAGTTGTCGCGGTGCTTCTGCTTGTTCAGGATGACGCGCTTGGGCTTACCCTTCGCAGTCCTGTCGAATCTGATCCACCCCTTGCGCTCGGACGATGCTTCCGTGCGCTTCTTCACGCCGGAGTTCTCCATGCGCGCCTTCATCGCGACCCAGATGGCGGCCTGTACTTGCTGCGGCTCCCATCCGAGGTCGGCCGCGATGCGGTTGATCTCGTCCTCCATGAACGCATACTGCGTGTCGGTCGGGGCGTCGCTGGAGTAGTAGGCGGCCCGCATCATCCACATGTCGATCGTGGCGCCCTGCTTGCCGGCGGTGGTGGGGTCGATCTCGCGCAGCAGGTTGTTGAAGAAGTTGCCAGTCTTCTGCCCACTCCAGAACTTGTCGATGTCGCTCAGCGCCTCGCGGGCCTTCTCGTCCATGACCCTGGTCTTCGCCTTGATCGGGTGGCCAGCCTTGTACTGAGACCATGCGCGCAGCGCGAACGTGCTGTTGGTGTCGACCTTCGCCTGCGGGCTGTAGATCGCCAGCAGGGCAACGAACTTGCGAGCCTCTTGAACATCGCCGCCGACGAAGTTGAGGATCGCTCGGCTGCTGTTCTCGTACCAGAATCGGCCAGGCGAGCCTTCGTCTGCGAGCTGCCGCATCCACCTGCGGAGGTGCGTGATCTTGCTCGGGCTGTCGTACTTCGCTGGCGCGCCGATGTACTTGCCGGCCTTCATTGGCTTGCGGTCAAGTACGCGACCTTCGCGGCTGTAGGCGTTCTTCTTCCCAGCCAGCGCAGCCATCACGCGAGGCGCATCAGACGTGGTGAACAGCAGGCGGTCGCCCTTGATGCGGCCGGTGACGCCTTCCGGCAGCGCGGCACGGATCTCTTCGACGGACCCGCCGACGCTGAGGCTGCCGTCCTTGAACGACATGACGTCGTAGTCGCCGATGTCCTCTTCGACACCGCGCTCGGCGTACTCCGCATCGCCGACCTGGTCGGGCTCGATCTCCGTGACCTCTGCGCCGTCCATCGTGGCGCGGTCTTCGGTGGCCTCGTCGATCCAGGCGGTGTCGCCCTTCATCGTCTTCGCCGTGGCTTCGGCGATCAGGCTGCGGACCTTCGTCCAGTCGCGGGCGAGGTCGGTATTGTTGTGCGCCTTCGCGGCGCCGATGAGCCTGGTGAGCGTGCTGAGGATGTGCTTGACCAGGCCCTTGAAGTCGCTGTCGCCGAGCTTGGTCTTGACGTCTTCCCAGAAGGCCGGCTCTTCGACGGCGTTCTCGGTGAGCTTGGCGACGATCTCTTCCTGGATCTTGTCCTCGGGCCGGGATGCGTACGCCGGGTAGCGGTGCAGGAACTCATCCCGGGCGCCGAGCGAGAGCTCGGGCATTACCTTGTCGATCAGCGCCTTGCGCAGCGCCGTCGGCATGGTGTGCACCGCCTCGTGCATGACGGTGGCCACCGGCGCCGCCTTGCCGCTGAGGTTGACCGCGATGCGGCCGTTGCGCGTGAACCCGCTGAAGCCCGACTTCCCGCTCTTCGTGCGCACGAAGTAGATCGGCGCCTTCATGGCGGTCGCCAGGTCGGCCAGAGTCGGATCCTGCTCGTTGGTGACGACCTCGAGCTTGATCGCTTCGCCTCTCTTGAGGCGGTCGTTCTCGACCCAGGTGATGTCCTCGGCGATCTTCGCCGGGTCTATCAGGCTGGCTGCTTGCTCTCCGCCTCCGTGGACAGGAGCCGTCGGACTGCCGACTGCAGCGGCTCCGGCAGGGACTGCAGCGGTGGCTCGTCCTCCAGGAACTCCACCCCCTGCTGCAGCCACTCCACCGCCTGCCTGGTCTGCTGCTTGCGGGCTTCCAGCCAGTACCGGGCTTGCTGTTCCAGGGTTGACACTTGGGTTGACATTTCCGCCTCCTGCGATGGGTGAGGCGCCCGCAACCAGGGTGCCGCCAACTTCCCCCGAAGCCGACGGCACTGCAGGCGCCTCTGATCCGATTCTTGAATCAGCTGGCTGCGTCGCCTGCTGAGGAGCATACCCATGGAGCACAAACCGCCCGTCGGCCTGCGGAACGACCGTCCAGGTCAGGCCGTCTCCGCCCTCCTTCGAACTCGCCGTCTGCTTCGACTGGAGCGCGGTGTTGGCGTCCCCGATGGTGGCGTAGCCGTCGCCGCGTCTGCCGGTCCAGACCTTGGTCGGCGTCAGTGCAGGAGGAAGCTCGCCGGCTGTCGCTGCAGCAGGTTGAACCTGGCTGCCGCTGGTCGCAGCGGGAGCGGCACCGGCACCATTGGTGAGTCCGACATCGACAGCAGATCCTGGAGGCACCACGCTTCCGCCAGGCTGACCACCTTCCACTCCACCGCCAACAGGAGCGACGGCATCAACAGTGCTTGCTCCGCTGACATTTGGCATCCTCAGTTTGTCGAGCCCGAGCTCGCGCTCGAGATCCGGGTTGACCTTCGCGATCATGGATTCCGTGGGCTTGCCGCCCTCGGCCGCCTTGGCCACCTCTTCTTCAGCCTTCGCCTGGCCATTGGCCGCCGCCTGCGCCAGCGGCACCTCGATAGGACGGATGCCGGCCTGCGCCGCCGGGCCTGCCGGGTCGCTGAAGCTGGCGCGGCCAGGTGCTGCCGTCGGCGTGCCGCCGTCGCCAATCGGAACCGGCGCGCCGCGGTGTGAGATAGCCCCACCGCCAGCGCCGGCGATCAGGCCGAGCGCAGCGCCCTGGCCGCCGGCGGCCGCCGCGTTGCCAATGACGTCGATGCTCGGGTCGGCTCGACTCAGCTGCAGATCCTTGACCGCAGACCCTGACGCCTCTTCCGTGCCTTCCTGGATGGGCTCGAACACCGCACCCTTGACGCCGCCTTCGAATGCCGCCTTGAACCCGCTGCCGGGCTTGAGCTTCTTCAGGGCCGCCGTCTCAATCGTCGAGCCGCCAGGGATGGCCATCGTCAACAGCGACGCAGCGAACGCCTGCAGGCCGGCCGTCTGGGCCATCTCGCTGACCCGCTGCTCGCGGGCCTTAAGCATCGCCTGGCCGCGGGTGAGGCCACCCTCGACGAGCTGGTCGACGAGCGGCAGGTACTCGGGGTCGTTCTCCGCGAACAGCTCGACGGGGATCTTGTTCCCTTCCTTGAGCGTGTCCTCGACGACGGACTGCGACTGGATCGCGGAGCCCGTGCCCACGGCGCCGGCGGTGGCGACATCGGGGATGAACTTGCCGACCGGGCTGGCGGCGACCGCACGGCCCGCCTCGCCGACCTTGCCGACGACGGATGCCGCAGCCTCAGCCACCGGCTGAGCACGGCCAGAGATGGCCGCCGCCACTGGCGCCGCCTTGGCCAGCTGGCCGGCGGTCGTGACCACCTTCTCGCCGACCTTGCCCATGCCGCCGCCGCCGATGATGCCGGGCACCATGCGGGCCACCTGATCCCACGCCAGGGTGCCGTTCTGCAGGCCCTCCATCAGGCCGACGGATAGCTTCTCGCGCCATCCCTCGGCGGCATTGACCTTGGCCGCCAGCGCGGCCTGCTCTGCCTTGAGTTTGTCGGACTTCAGCGCATCAGCAGCTTCCTGCCCGGGGCGGAAGATGTTGCTGTAGGCGTTGTCGAAGTTGCCGGTGGCCAGGCCGTACAGCGTGCCAGGCAGGGCGGCGAAGTCCATCGCCCCTTGAGCGAGCGCCAGGCCGGTGTCGCTTGCGACCTCACCCCAACCTCGCTCGGTATTGTCGGCCTTCTCTTGTGCGAATTTTGCTGCCTCGAATGCGTCCCTTGGCTGGCCCTGCGTCTCTTCAATGGGGATGAATCTGAGCCCAGAAGAGACCGGCTCATCAGCCTGGTCGAGAGGTATGAAGCGCATCAGTTCCCCACGTATCCGATTACCTTACCCTTGGCATCGAGAACCTGCCAACCCTTGCTGTCATGAACGCCGATCTTGGCACCGGCGGGGGCGCCGGTGACCTCGGAGATCTTCGGCGGTTGCTTTGCGTCGACCTTCGGCTTATCGGTCTTTGGCTTGTCGGACGCCGGCGCCTCTCGCGCTGCGGCGACCTTCTTGTCAGTGGCGTTGATCTCGGCTCGAGTGTCGTCGAGATCCTTGACGAGTCGGTTGATACGGGAGATCTTTTCCAGGCGCTCGGGGGAGTCCTTCTTGCCACCCATCGCATCGAGCATTGCGCGCTCGCTCTTCAGCTCGCGCTCGATTGAGCCCATCGTCGCACGCAGGTTCGTGTTGTGCTGAATGAGCTCCGTCTTCGACATGCCGTCGGTGCCTTTCGCGGCAGCCTTCCTCGCATCGGCATTCGACTCGTTGGCGGCGCCCTCGTTCTTCTTGATCTCGGACTTGCCGACCTCGGTGGTGCGCGTCGCGCCAGTGGCGACATCAACGACGGTGCCGTCCTTGACTTCGAAGCGATCTTTGGCGCCGGCCGCGATGGCGAACTTGTTGAGGTCTTGGACCCTAGCCTCGCGCTTGGCCGGGTCGGTCTCGGCCTGAGCCTGCTCGAACAGTTTGTTGAGCAGCGCCTGACCTTTGCCCTCTTCGAGATCTTTGTAGTCCTTCGACTTGAAGACCTGACCAGCGCGCTCGATGTTGCTGTCGATGATCCCCTTCTTGGCCCTTTCGTGGCCTTCGGCGTCGTACTTCTTCTCCGGGGCCGGAGGACCAACACCATCGCCTGCGGGAACGTCGATTGTGGTCGTGAACTTGTCAGCGCCTGGCAGGGGCTGGTTGATGCCGTACAGCTCGGGGTTCTTCTTGATCATGTCGGCGAAGACAGCCTCCAGGCTACCCTTCTTGCCTTTGCTGCCGCTGCTGCTGCCAGACCCGCCTTCGTCATCACCCCAGCGAAGGTCGGCCTCACGCCGGCGCTCGTTGAGTTCCTCGCGGCGCAGGATGATGTCCTTCGCGATGCGCTCGCGCTCGACGGCCCACCGGCCCTCGTTCTCTTCGCGGCGGATGTCGGCGGCGATCATCGCCGTGCCGACCTGGTTCATGGTCATGCCGGCGGCTTCGCCGAGTGCGGTGCCAATGATTCCCACGTCAAGCCTCCATCGGTTCTGTCGGTGCTTCAGCTTCCGGCGGGCCTGGCGGCTGGCCGCCCTGCTGCTGGCCCATCTGCATGGCCACCTCGTCGGGGCTGATCTTGTTCATCCGCTCCAACCCCTCGACGTCTCCAGACTCTTCCATGAAGCGGCGGAGCATGAGGTTCACGGTCTTCGAGATGACCTGGTCGCTGACGTCCTTGCCGGCGGCCTCGGCGATGCCGGCCACGTGTTCGAGCGTCTCGACCGCAGCCTGCGGCAGATCCTCATCGGACAGCATGCCGCCGGTCTTCTCGTCCATCGCGGCGACGAGGTTGTATGTGGTGGTCGCAAGGATTCGCGGCAGATCGGCGGCGGCCTCGATGGCGCTCGCAATCTTCTGCACGAGCTTGGACTTCTTGTCGGCGAGGGCTGACTCGACGACGTACATGAACTTGTCGTACTCCTCGGGATCCTTCGCCTCACCGTCTTCGAACTCCTCCTCGGGCATCATGCCCTTGGAAGGCTCTTCGGCAGGGGCAGGCCCCATGCTCTTGTCGATGATTCCCATCAGTACCTCCAGAGCTGCTGGCCGAAGCCGGAGCGGTATCCGTTGATGATCTCTTGACGACGGCGAGCGATTGCCTCTTCTTCGGCCTTCTGCCTGGCGTAGCTGGACATCATGTTGCCGCCGAACTGCAGAGCGGTGCCATAGAGCTTGTTTTTGGACATGAAGTCGCCGACAGCTTGCGCCCCGTTCATCATGCCATTGACCAGGCCGCCACTTGCCGGGGCTGCAGATGCGAGCTGCGGCGCTGCGCCGGCTAGCTGCCCCATGGGCGGCATCGCCGATGCGGCAGCGTTCGTGGCGACTGACGGAGCGATGGCTGGAGCCGTGTTGGCCACGGCTTGGACGATTGACTCGCCGATTGCTGATGCAGGCGCACCGCCGGCGGCAATGCCGGCCATTTCGCCCATGGCCGGGGCGGCAGCTCCGGCGGCAGCTGCGCCGAGGCCCGCCTGAGCCAAGCCGGATCCAGCCGCTGCGCCGTATCCAGCCGATCCGGCAAGCCCAGCCATCTCGCCCATGGCCACCCCGCCCGTCGCCGCAGCGCCTGTCCCAGAGACAGCCCCGACCGCACCAGGCGCCGCCGCGCCGAAATAGGCCGACGCAGCCCCGGCGGTGAAATAGATCGCGGCCGCAATGACGATGGCCCGTCCGATCTTCGACTCCCAGACCTTCTTGACGGACTTCTTCACCACCTTGAAGACCTTCTTCGCCGAGTCGCCAATCTTTCTAACAACCTTGCTCATTGAGCACCTCTCACGTATGCGTATGACGGAAACTCGTGGGTGTAGCCGAGTCGGCGCAGAAGCTTTCCGATGCGTGGATCCATGCCGGGCTCGAGGCAGAAGACGGCCATCTTGATGACCGGGCGACCCTTCATCCATGCCGTGAAGTCGCGGATCATGGCGGCACCGGCGCCAGGCGTGCGCGTGTAGAACATCAGCACGTTGCACTGCATGCGCTTGAACCAGAAGCCCGGCGAGGTGTGAGCGCCGACGGCGCCGACAACCTGGCCATCGACCTCGGCCACGACGCCGTAGTGCTGCGGCGAGCCGATGATCTCCTCGATGGACGCCTTGATCGCCGGCCGGTCGATGACGAGAGGCAGCGGGTTCTGGCTGACCGACTCGACAGCCAGATCAACGATACGCTGCACGTCCCGGTGAGTAGCCATTCGGATGACGATCTTGCTCACTGTCTTGATCCTGGTTACGGCTGCTGATATTCGTCGATGCCAGGCCGTATGGTTGTGCCATTGGCCATCCCTGGTGCGGTCAGATCTGGAGCGGTCAGGTTGACGCCATTCGCATTGCCGCTGGCGCTCGATGCCGGATCATAGGCGGTGGCACCGATGCGGTCGATATAGGCGGTGGCGTCCATGCCATAGAGGTCGGCCACGATGCCGGCCTGGCTCTTGAAGTCCGCGCGCAGCTGCAGCTCTGCTTGTTTCTTCGTGGGCTCGTCGAGGTTTGGGTCGCGGCGAAGCACGTCGAACATGCTGGCGTATTGGCCAGCAAGGTTCGCCAACGTGCCCCGGCCTGTGAGGCTGGTGTCGAGCTGGCTCTGGAAAGTCATCAGGTCCTTGCGCAGATCGCCGTCGAATTTCGCTGCCGCGTCTTGCAGCTGCATGCGATAGCCGAAGTCCAGGGCCATCTTGTCGGTGTCGTACCCATTCGCAACGGCGAGCTTCTGTAGGTCCATGTCCTGGCCGGCCTGCATCTTCTTCAGATCGAAGCCGAGCGCCTGCGACATCTGTTCGAGCGTGTAGCCCTGAGCGATCGCCATCTTCTGGACGTCGTACCCGTTGGCTTGGGCCATCTTCATCAGGTCGAGCTGGGCGCCGTAGCCCATCTCCTGGATGGTCAGGCCGGAGCCGAACGCCATCTCGCCCTTCTTCAGACTGGAGCCGAACTCCATCTCGCCCTTGTTCAGGCCGGAAGCGTACGAAGCCTCGTCCTTGCGCAGCGTCGATCCGAACGCCATCTCGCCCTTGTTGAGGGTCGAGCCGTAGCCCATCTCGAGCATCTTGAAGTACGAGCTCAGGCTGAGGTTGTTCTGATCGAACTGCTGCTGCAGCTGCATGCGATCCATCTGCATCAAGTTGTCGAACGACATCTCGTTCATCTTCAACTGACTGCCGAGGATCTGGCTGCCGATCTGCGTCGCTGCATTGAACTTCGTCAGCGTCTGGTCGTTCTGCGCCTGGGCGTTGAACTGCGCGGCCTGCAGCGACCGGTTGGCGTTCGCGTTGTTGACCTCGTTCTGCGCTTCCATGTTGGCGATGCGCTGGTTGGCGTAGATGCCTGCGTCCGTGCTGGCGATGGCGCCGGCGCGGTCGATGGCAGCACCGGTCGCGGCGCCGGCGGCAATAGACGAAGACAGCAACCCGCGGCTGCTCATCTCCTCGCGTGCGATCGCCTTCGCCCGCTCGAGGTACGGCCCGTCTTCCTTCAGCAGGCGGTCGATGATCCCGCTCGTGGTCTCGCTGTACGGAACCGTCGCGGTGACGGCTTGCACATTCTTCGGAGCCTCGATCTGCGCGACCTTGTCCATCGCAGGGATGGCTGCAGACGCGCCGCCGAAGATCCCCTGAATCTGACTCAGCACGCTAGAGCTATCAGGAGCCGAGCGTTGCGTAGCACCGGCGCCGGTCTGCTGCGTGGTGTACTGACCAGGGATGCCGGTCGACGGCGGAGCGGCCTGGGTCGCCGGAGCTCCAGTGACGGACGGGGCCGCCGGCGTCTCTCCGGGCTTAGCCTGGATGGACGGTAGCTTGTTGGCCGTGATGTAGCCCTGCGACGTGCCGGGGCTCCAACCGAACGCAGAGTCCAGGTCGGCCGCAGTGAAGCCCTGCGACTGCGCATGGCCGTAGATCTTCAGCGCGGTCTCATCGTTGTCGACCGTGTACTGGCCATTCGCATTCGGCTTGAAGCCTTGGGCGGAGGCGTAGTCCCGGATCTGCTGGGTGACGTTGGCTGTCATGGGTTACATCCTTGCGCCGATGATTCCGGTTTTACGGGCCAGCACCGGCGTCTGCAGCGGTGCCGGCGGCTCTACCTGCCCAGTCCCCGCGCTTATGGCGCCAGGAGCTGTTGACTTGCCGGCCACCGGGCCGGCATATTCCATCGGCTTCATCTTGTCGGCGACCTTGTGAATGTTTCCGGCGAAGTAGTCGCTCATCGCATTCGCGACCAGGCCGACGCCCTTGCCCTTCTCAGATCCCTGCATGCCGCCATTCATCAGCACGCTGCCAACATCGGTCTTCTTGGCGGCATCGGCCTGGGATAGCAAGGCGTTGTACTTGCTCATGTCCAGGCCGGGCTGATCCGTCAGCAAGCCACCGTGCATCTTGTAGTCGTCGACGGCCTTCTTGAATGCGTCATACCCACCGCCACTGATGTCGAATGTCGGCGGAGCGGCCTGAGTCGGGCCTTGAGAGAACCCTGGCTGGGGCGGGATGCCGTTGACGCCAGTTCCTGGAAGGGTCTCAACACGCTGCACCTGCCGAGCGGCCGGGGCTTGCGGCCTTGCGTTCGCCATGGCTTGCTCGAAGTCCATCTTCGTGCCGTCGTCGACACCAGTCATCTGCTCGAACGAAGCGAACTTGCTGGGGTCGTATCCACCGACACTGATGCCGTCGAATTTGGACAAGCTGTCATAGGCGGATTTCGCTGCGGCACTGCGCTCCGACGCGCTCAACGGCTTGAAGTTCTTTTGCGCCAGGTTCACGACGTAGTTGTCGTTGAAGACCTTCTTCGCCTCCTTGTACTTCGCATCGAACGCATCGATGGCGGCCTGGCTGCCGCTCGCAACTGCCTTCTCGTACTCTCCGCGCAAGAAGGCGTCGACCTGTTGCGCGGCCTTGTCTGCGCCATCGGCCAAGCCCATGCGTTGCTTGAATCCGCCCTGCGGAGTCATCTCGTACCCAGCATCCCAGACGCTGCGCAGGTAGTCGTCCGTGGCCCAGTCTGGGTAGTCTGTCGGCTGCTGGAAGTTGTTCAGCACCCCGGCGTACTTCTCGCTGAAGCCTTGAGGAGCGAAGGTCTGCGCACCGCCGGCGGTCTCGTTGACTGCGGTGTTGACGATGCCGCCAGTGGATGCGCCGCCACCAGTGCTGCCTCCGGTGCCGGTTTGCGTGCTGCCGGTCTGCGTGCTGGTGGTGCCACCCGTCGCCGGCGCGGTGATGTTTGGCAGCCCCTGCGCGGTGATGAAGTTCTGAGCATCACCAGGATTCCAGCCGAAGGCGGCGTCGAGCTGAGCTGGCGTGTAGCCCATCGCCTGCGCGTGGCCATAGATCGTCAAGGCATCGGTGTCACTTGCGACCGGATACTTCCCGCTTGCATCAGGAAGAAAACCTTGCGACGTGGCGTAGTCGCGTATCTGCTGAGACGTACTCGTCGAGCCGGTCTTCGCAGTACCGAGAGGTGGCAGCCCCTTCGAGTCGATGAATGTCTGCGCGTCACCCGGGTTCCATCCGAACGCCGCGTCCATGTCTGCCGCGCTGTAGCCTTGAGCCTGCGCATGGCCATAGATCTTCAGCTTGGCGTTCTCGTCCGTGACTGTGTAGCTGCCGTTCGCGTCGGGATTGAATCCCTGCGAAGCGGCATAGTCACGCATCGCCTGAAGTTGAGCTGCCGTGGCCATGTCTGGCTCCTTTAGACGAAGAAGACCCGGCGAGCGATGGTGTTCTCTTCCGGCGCCACTGGTGTGGTGAGGATTGCGGTCTTGATCGCAGGCGTCAGAGACACGATGTCTGCAGCGATGTCGTCGAGCATCGTCGCGGTCTTGGGATCCTTGAGATCGATGTACCACTTCCTCGAGAACTTGGCGACGCGAGCCACAGTCTTCTTCTTCTGGGTCTCGCTCAAGACGTCATCCTCGGCCGCGCCGAAGCGGGCGAAGAAGGCCGGTGTGTCGATGATCCACAGCCACGGCGGAGGCGGCGGAGGCGGCGGAGGAGGCAGCGAGCCTTCCTCGATCTCGAACTCCTGCTCGACGTCGATCAAGAGTTGATCGTTGAAACGCCAGCCCTTGAACGTGTTGTCGTAGGTCGGCAGGTCGTTAGCCTGAATCGGCTGGTACTTGCCGTTCTTGGAACGAAGAATGTACATGTCAGATCCCCACAAAGTTTGAGACGCGGCCGAACACCGAGCCTTCGTTGCCGGCGACAGGGGTCGCAGTCGTATGGTCGAACGTCTTCACGCCGCCCCAGTCTTCTCGAAGCGTAACGAGACCCTCCACCTTCACGGGTATGAGAGCGCCCTCTCCGCCGCTCTTCAGGGCCGTACCGAGGATGGCGATGGGCGAGGCATACCTGGCGAAGTCCACGGTGCTGTCTGTGGCGTTGCCGTAGACAGGCCAGTAGTCGCCATTGTTGATGGTCGACACATCGACGGCCAACGTGCTCTTCGTCGCGATGGTAATCGTTGAGTTCTGCTGCACGCCGAACTTGCTGTACCGGCGCGTCTTGAGCAACGTGCCAGCGGTGATCCCGTACGCGACGATGAACTCGCCGCCCGGGCATCCGTGAACACCGCCGACGCCCGACACTGCCGCAGTCTCGACCAACGTCGGCACGATGACGCTGGCGCCTGCTGGGCTGATCACTGTGAAGCGCAGATTCGTCGCGCCGTTGTTGTAGAAGGCGACGATGTTGCCGTTGGTGAGGCCGTCGCAAGCAACGAACGTGGCGGCCACCGCCTCGATGTTGGCCGGCGCGAATGTCTGCGTCCCGGCAGCATCGTAGATCGCGATCCGCGGGTAGCTGGTGGTCGGATGGATGTACAGGAGCGCGAACCCACCGTTGCGCAGCGGAGCGATGGAGAGAAACGTCGGAGCGACAGACTCGCCACTGGTGATGGCGCCCTGCAGGACGCCGGCGCTGGAGTAGCGTGCGTATCGAATTCGATCGTTGAACTCGTCGCTCCACGCGGCCACGTACCCACCCGTTTCCAGCGCGGCCACCGCCACCGCCTGCGTGTAGGTTACCTCCGGCACCGTGATCGACCCAACCAGCACCGCATCCTGGTCGAACAGCGCCAGGCTCGGCGTATTCGAAAGGCTCTGGTATCCAACCACGAACCCACCGCCGCCGACCTTCGCGGAAGAGATTGATCTCGTCGGGTTGGCCACGATCGAAGTGAGCGCGCCGTTGATAACCCCTGTGCCCTCGTACCTGGCGTATGACGTCGAGCCGACGAATGTGTTCAGGTACTGGTAGATGGCCGTCGTGCTGTTAATGATGGCGATGACGAATCGATTGTCCGCGAGCGGGCACACCGCCACGTCAGCCGGGGCGTAGGTTGAGTCACACGCTATCGCCGCCTCAATGGTTGCTAGATTGCGTGAGAGCTTGATGTACGAGGTGTAGCTGCTTGCGTTTCGATAGGCGACAACGACATCACCGTTGGGGAGTGCCGCACACGAAGCAATTCCAGAATTGTTGCCAGTGAAGATGGCCCTGGCAGCAACACGAACAACGCCGCCGCTGGTGTATGCCGCAGCTCGCAAGTCAGTTGTCGAGTTGTTGTACACCAGCGCGAAGCCGCCGTCGTTCAGACCTGCCACGTCCACGTTCTGAGTTGCCGTGGCGACGACCGTTGTCAGGCTGCCTTGAAGAGTTCCGGCCGCGTTGAAGATTGCGAACCTTGGGTGGTTCGAACCGTTCGTGTAGAAGACGACGAATCCACCGCCTGATAGCGGAGCCATCGACATATACGAGCCCATCGCGACGGCTTCGATGCTTGTGGCTGCAAGTACAGATGCGCCTGCGTTGTCGAAGATCGCAATCCTTGGGTAGTTTGTCGAGTTGGACTTGTAAGCAACGGCGAAACCACCGCCAGTCAGCGCGCACACAGACAGTGTTACTGGCGGCACCGCTTCGATGGTGGTGATTGCGCTGACTATGGAGCCGGCAGCCGTGAATGTCCTGAATTTCACGGCGCCGGTCACGCCCCAGGCGACGACCAGGTTGCCGTTGGACAAACCGGCGACACCGATGTCGCCCTGCATCGCCACCGTTTCTATGGCCATTGGTCCGTACGTGATCGTTCCAGACGAATTGAGGATCGTCAGGTAGGGGTAGTTCGTGGCGCCGTCGCTGACGATTGCGTAGCTTCCGTTCGCCAAAAGAGCAGAGTCCAGGAACGACAGAGCGCTCGTGCTGAACACCGTCGCAGCGGCGGAATTGTTGTACGCATTCCTGCCGTACGCGAACATCGCCTTGCCCGCTTCGAGACCGACGGACGAGACGGTCCTGATGTCGCTGACAGACGTCGCCACGTTCGCCGGTGCGGACAAGACGGCGTCGGCAACACCTCCAGGCGGCAACAGACCGCGAGGGATCGGGAAGCCTGACTCGGAGTTGTGGGCGCAGAACAAGTCGCCCTTGCGGATCGACTCTCCGGCGGTCATGTATCCGCCGCCATCGAACGCCTCGTACTTGTCGACCGGAGACGTGATCGCCGTGGCCCGGCGCGGGAATGAGAAGGCGCCCGGATTCATCAGAAATCTCCACCAAAGGCGCAGACATCAAAGGCTTCACCGATCTCGGTGCTGACCCTCAAGCTGTACCCATTTGGAAGGGTGATGCCGCCAGCGAGTTCGATGTACGACTCGTGGGTCTTGTCCACGGAAGTTGGGGTGATGGGGATCACCTCGTCTTCGGTGAAGAAGCGGTAGTTCGATCCGTCGTGGATGAAGAATCGGATCATCCCCTGCGTCGTCGCGCCGCGGGCCTTGATCGAGATGCTGTCGACACGGCTGCCAAGGGCTCCGGCGGAGAACAGCGTGGCCACCGTGCCGGTGCCGTTTCGGTTGGGGTTGGCGGTAGAGATGCTGGCGCTGCCGATCTTCGGCGTTGCTGCGAACTGTGCTGACGCGGACATCAGATGACTCCTTGAGCGAGAAGGACAAACGAGATAGCAGGCACGCCACCAGGAGCCCAGTAGATGACGTCCGCATCACTGACCGCGAGGACAGCTCCGGCGTTGCCGGCCTGCGGCGGAACGACGCCAGGCAGCGCGCCGATCGCATTCTGAACGAATGCTGTGCTGGCCGCCTTGTTCGAGGCATCGCCTGGCGTGGCTACGGTCGGCACCAGCACCTGGGTCACGCCAGTGAGCACCGCGGCTGGGCCGGTGTGCGTCATCGTGCCGGTGCTGGTCGGGTTGACGACCGTGACGCGGGCCTGCAGCTCGGCCTCGACGTTGTCGAACCCATCCTCGATGAGCGCGTACTCGTCGCGGATGACGACAGAGCGGCCGCGTGAGCGGGTCGCCGGGTTGTTCGTCTGGTTGTAGTGCGGGTTGGTCATCTCTGTAGTCTCCGCGGAGAGAAGTGCATGATCAGGCTCTGCAGAGTGAACGGCTCGCTGTAGGCGTCCTTCGAGAAGAACAGCAGCGAGATGTTCTGCGACGTTCCGTTCAGGTCATACCTCGGCGGCGAGATGAATGGCGAGTCCCAGGTGAACTCGTCCCAGGTGAATTGATCCCAGAAGCCGCCGGCACCTGGGGTGTCGGATGTCTGGGCAAAGTCCTCGAGCTGGGTCGCTGCGATCGGGATCCCGAAGTCGCCGTAGTCGAGCTCGAAGGTCATGTACAGCTTGGCGTACGTCGGCACCGTCATCTCGAGCACGGCCCGGCGCCAACGCTTGCGCGTTGTCGGCGAACGCTCGGCGTTGTACCCGAGGCGGATCCAGGCTTCGATGTCAGCGCCGTCGAAGGAGGTGCCGACGTCGGCCTGGTAAACCATCCCGTTGTCGCTGCCGAAGAAGATCACTTCCTCGCCGCCGATGTCCTCGCCGCTGACGATGCAGGAGACCTGGTGCTCGTAGAAGATCGGCATGATCCCCATGACCTGGCCGTTCTCGACGCGGAACACAAGACCGCTGCCGTCGCTGAAATAGAGCCTGTACTGATTCTGGGATCGCAGGACGCTGCTGCACGTCGTGATCCCTCGCCGGAGGTCGACGAACGGCTGCACGGCCCGCGAGACCGAGGCGGCGGCGAAGTTGCCGAACGCATCGGTGGCCGGCAGCGCCGTCACCCCGCGGTCGTCGAGGCCGAGGCCGACGGAGACGTACTGGACCGACCGCGGCAGGGCGCCGGCGTCGGGCGAGACCACCTTCATGTTCCACGAGCTCGTGCTCGAGCCGTAGAGGATCGACGTCTTGTTGCGCCCATAGACCGCCATGGCGGCGGTGTTGGAGTCGCCTGGCAGCGGCAGCAGGCCCGTGATCAGGTCGCCCGTGCCGATCTCAGCTGGCGTTGTGCCCACTCCGGCCCACCCCGAGGTAGGGTCGCCAGGACTGGACACGAACAGTGATCCAAGGATCGACAAGAACAGCCTGTTCTGGTGCGCTGCGATGTGGCTCGGGGTGTCAGGCGAGGCCGTCGTCGAGATCTGGGTGTAGGTCGTGCCGTCGAACTCGAACGCCTTGTTGCGGCCGTCGCATCCGTACATCTTCTGGCCGGTCGAGGCGCCGCTGAAGTTGTGGTTCGCGAAGGCGTAGGTGCCTCCTGGGTTCAAGGTCGGCGTTGCGACCACCGACCATCCGCCGGTCGTGGCCAGGTACATCTTGGCCTCGGTCTGGCCGACGTTGTCCCGGAAGGCGTACAGCTTGCCGTCGTAGCCCCACACACCGCGGAGCGGACCTTCGCCAGGAACGGCCTGGATGTCGCCACGGTACTCGTCGGCGGCCAGGTTCGTGTACTGCAGATCCAGCAGGGTGTCCTGCGATGCGCCTTGAGCCTGAGCAAGGATAGCCGCGACGGGCGACCCGCCAACCTCAAGGTCATCAACGCCGTAGCCGACGTCGACGACGAAGTAGTTTCCGGTCTTCTTTGTCACAACGACCACGGTCGCGCTTTCAACGGCGACGACGACCGATGTGACGTTGGATATGCTGCCTGTGAGGGTGTTACCGACAGCGATGCCAGATGAATCGTCGACGGTCAGGAGGTGGTAGACGGCATCGCTGGGAGACGGCTGGCCATCGAATCGTTCGTACCCACCGACCCGCTTGTACCCACCAGAAATCTCCGGCACGAAGTTGCCAGCATCGATGCACACGCCAGGCCTGATCTGAAGAGCGGGGGAGACAAGATCTATCCCGCCCTGCAGCTGGATGTAGGAGGTCTTGATGTTCTCTTCAGTACGGGCCTGCCAGAGCTTCATGCCATGGGCTCCCCAAACTGCAGCTGCGGAAGCTGGTCACGCTCGAGCGCACGCATCAGCGGACCGTACTCCTCGAGCGCGGTCTGCTTCGCATCGCCCGCGGCTTCGTAGCCGGCGTACTTCATCAGCGCCCGGTAGACGACGAGCTGGTGGTACTCGTCGGGGAAGGCCGGCACTTCCGCGTCAGTCGTCGGCGCCACGGCACGGCGCCAATACTTCCCGCGGACGGTGTAGATCTTGTCCGGGATGCTTCCGAACAGGAGGTTCTTGTTCGCCGGATCGGACGTGAACACCGTCGGACGCTGCTGCGTCTGCTGGGCGTACATGTACGTGTCGCGGAAGATGTTGTAGTCCCAGAAGACGATGTACTGCTCGTCGTTCACACCGACCGCGGTCTCGTACGTGCGCAGGCTGTCGCGGTCGACCATGCGGAGGTCGAGCGCAGCCATCTGCGTCATCGTGTAAGCCTGCTGGCCGATGACGGTGTTGAACTGCAGATCCTTGCGCAGGAAGTTCCACCGCGGGTGGCGGATCTCGATGTCGACCCAAGCCTGCTTGGCCCAGTTGACGACGCGCAGCAGCTCGCCGGTCTGGCCAGTGACGGCGGTCGGGACGCCGCCGGGGATGCTTGAAAGTCTGGCGAGCTCCTGGCAGATCTCAAGGAAGGTCATTACTGCCCCTACACATAGAAGTCAGGAGACCGAGAACGAGTATTCGCGACGGTCACCAGACGGGCCGAACGCCGCCGCCGAAGGCGCGGCCGCCGGCGGTACAGAGGCGTTGGTGACAGGCGAGACGAGGTCGTACCAGCCGACCTCCTGCGGAGCCCGAATGAGCTTGCGACCCTTGTACCCGATGACCTTGTCGGGTAGGGCCAGGCTCGGGTGGGTCTTGATGCTCATTCGGCTTCCTCGATCAGCCCGGGTTGCGGGCGACGCTCTTCAGCCAGCTGCGGCCGTGCGGGTTGTCGTCACGGATGAGCTGGTACGGATAGGTCAGCGCGAGCACCGACTCTTCCTGGTAGCCCATCGACCCGTCCGGGTTGACGACTTTCTTCTGGCGCACGCGAGACTGCTTGGCGCGGGCCAGCACTTCGAGGTGGTAACGCTTGATGGTGTGGGGCATGCCGTCGCGAGGGACGCAGACGTAGTCGCCGTTGACTTGCAGCTCGGCGAACGTCGGCTCCATCTCGCTCATCGGCTCGGCGAGGATGACCTCGACCTTCTCCGCCATGAACTTCTCCATGTCGAAGGTGGCCTTGCTCGGAACCGCGACGGGCTCCATCTCGACAGCCGCGGGCAGCGGGCTGTCGGCACTGAATGGGGTGGTGGCGCGCTCGATCTCGACGTCGTTCGAATCGACCGAGTCAGTCTTGAACCAGGGTGTGTTGCCGCTCATTGGGTTTTCCTTGCAGTTGATGGAAAGACCCCGGCACTGAGGCCGGGGTCAGTGTCATCGTCATCAGACGATCAGGTCGATCAGCTCACCGTGACAGCGCCGGCCACGCCAGGGGCGCCGCAGACGTTGACGACGGTGCCGGTGGTCATGCCGGTTACGCCAGTGAAGTTGCTGCTGCCGACGCCGTAGGTCCAGGTGCCCGACAGAGTGGAGATCGCCTTCAGCGTGTGATACGACAGAACGCACTCGTCGTCTGGAATGGCCGGGAACTCCAGGTCGAGAGGAGCGCCACCAGCCGAAGCGAAGAACCCGTTCGAGCGGATCTTCTTGGTGCCAGCTGCGTCACAGGTCCAGACCACCAGCGCGGCCTTGAAGCCGGCTGTCGGCGCTGTGACTGCGAGCGCAGAGCCGGCCGGCAGGGCGCCGAGGACCGAGGACACGTGGGTAGGCGACGAGTTGGTCGTCGGAGTCGTCGTGCCACTGGGCGAAGTCGCCCAACGGCCCTTGATGACGATCGGAACGCTCGCGGCGTGCGAGTGCGTGATGGCGCCGCCCAAACCTGCCAAGGCGAAATTGGCAAAGTTGCAGGTCAGCCCAGAGGGCGAGGAAAGATTGAGAGACATGGTGTATTTCTCCTGAATGATCAGAGCTTGGTGAAGACGGAAGCCGCGGGCGAACAGGTCGTAACGTAGTCGGAGGCCGCGAGCGTTTCCGCGTCGAGCTTTCCAAGTAGCGTGACCATCTTGGCGCGGATGTCGTCGATCTCGGTGCGCAGGAAGTTGAGCTCTCGGAGCAGCTCTTCGCGGCTCTTCGAGTTCATGTCCAACGCTTGGACAACGTGAAGGAAAGGCATGTGTGGTTCTCCTGAAGGGTTGGATGTCCCGGCGCCGTCACCGCCGGGCTGTCATCACAGAGCGGTGACGGCCGCCTCGAGACGCACCATCCAGTTCTCGTTCAGGCGCACCGCGGTCTTCCAGAAGGAAGCACCGACGTAGCCGAACATCCCCATCGGGTTGGCATGGGTCTTCTGCTTCGCGGGCAGGTACACGGGGTCAATTGCACCCATGCCCTTGACGGCGACCTGGCCCCACGCCTCTTCGGCGACGATGATGAACGGGTAGACGTCCGCGTTGCCAGAGCCGACGCCGCCGGCCACCAAGAAGGTGTTGGCAGAGACGCTGGCGCCGACGGAGGCGTACGGGCGGAACTCAGGGCTCGTCACGAAGCGGAAGGTGCCGGCGGCGCCGATCTCACGCTCGTGCACAGGCTTCTGCGCACCGTAGTCCACGATGTCCTTGAACCCGGGCAGGTTCTGGATGTCGTTCTCGGCATCGGTGTGAGCGAAGACGATGTAGGACGGGTGCACGGCCTGGGTGCCGAAGTTCACCGAGCTCGACAGCTTGCTCGAGACGCGGGCGGCGCGGGCCTTCTCCAGAACGCGAGCGCACTGGCGCAGTCGGTTCAGGTTGATGGCGGTGTTGATGCCGGCCTGGGTGGTGCCGTTCGAGTAGACCACGTTGGTGCCACCGCGCACGACGCCGTAGGCGATCTGCTCTTCGATGGTGGCCATGTGCTCGCCGACCAGCTTGGTCATGTCGCCCGGGATGTCGTCCTCGTACAGGGCCTCGGCCTTGCTCGAGAGCTTCATCAGCACGCCGTAGTTCTGCACGGTGCACTGCACGTCCTGGTACGTCAGCGTCTTGCTCGAGGGCGTCACGCCTTCTTGCAGGATGTAGCTGGATGCGGTGACTTCCGGTGCGCCGTTGGCGGCCGCATCGAGAGGCACGACGCGACGGAACACGACGGTGTCCGTCTTGCGGGTGGGCATTTCCTTCTGCGTGCCGAAGGTGCTGATCACCTTCATGGGCATGGCGTGCTTCAGCATCTGGCGCTCGGCCATGATGAGGTTCCGCGACGGAACGAGGGAATACGTTTGCATGATGTTTGGTCCTGATGGTTACGAGGCACCTTGCCGGGCCTCAAGTTCGTCGTAGTGTTTCCAGAGCTCTTCCGGCGACATCTGACTTTCGTCCTTTGCCCGCACCGAAGATCCCTGGCCACCGTTGGGCAGTCGTGCAGCAGAATCGAGCCGCCGCTGTCGCGAGTCCTGACGCTGGGGCTGCTGTGCTGTGGCGCTGCCAATGAAGTCGTCAAACTTCTTGACCAGTGCGACGGCGTCAGCCGGGTTGTCAGATGCTGCGAGTGCTTTGGTCTCACTGTCCTGCCGCGAGAGCCAACCACCGAACTCGGGGAGAGTCACCTTCTTCTTCCACCCTGGAGCGGCCATCTCAACTGCGAACTCTCGCAGGCCGGCTTCGTACTCCTGTCGGGTGAGGAACTGCCCTGGCTGGGGCATGCTTTGCTTGACGGCGTCGTCGACGACCTTGGCGATGTTCGTGCCGTAGCCTTCGAGTACCTTCTGCATCGCACCGCCGAACTCTGGGTAGTCGGCGACCAGCTGCTTCATCGATTCGGCGTCTTCCAACGCCTTCTGGATGTTCTGCGCCGATGGCGTCTGAACGCCGGCATCTTTCGATGCGCTGCGTAGACGCGAGAGCTCACTGTTGACGCCACCGAACTTGCCGTTCAGTTGCTGCAGCTGCTCCATCAGCCGCTGGTTCTGCTGCTCGAGGCCGGAGACTCGGTCCAGAAGTACGGCGGGATCGGCAGTAGCAGCGGCTGGCTTCGCTTCGGAGTCGGCGGCCGGCTTCTCAGCGGCTGGCGTCACTTCGGCGGGCTTGGCCCACTTGATCTGCTCACGGTCCTCGTCGGCTGCGGCCTTGGCCGCTTCCGCGTCTTCCTTCAGGTCTTCCTTGTCGAGATCCTTCCAGATGTTCTGCGCATCCTCTTGGGTCAGAGGCTTCTCTTCCTGTTGCTGCTGGGTTGACATGGATGTGGTCCGTCTCTCAGTACGTCGACGCTGGCGCCGACAGTGACCGCTCGGCATCACCAAGGGTGGCTTCATCCCAGGTGCGCGGGGCGGCATTACTCATCGCGCTCGATGCAGACGCATCCAGGGCGATGATCTCTTTCAAGACCTTGATCTGACCGCGTATCAAGGCCGTTTGAATTTCGTCTTTCGACGCGACGTCGTTCGACTCACGAAGGCGCTGCAGCTCTGCGTGCAGCGTCTGCGTCAGTCGCTTCCAGACCGGAGTCCGAAAGTCCTCGATTCGAAGGTGCGATACGTCCATCACAGGCGAAAAAAAGCCCGCACAAGGCGGGCTGAGGAGGAGCGGGCGGGTCAGGCAACTTGCGGTCGGACTGTCCCGGGCGTGATAGTAGCACTATCAGATCGGCGTGCGCAATAGACGGCGTCTACACCCTGGTCATGAAGGCGCCCATGTTGGACATGAAGCCGGCCTGCCTTGCCCTGCCGCCGGCGCCGCCTGGCGGGTCGTACATATGGTGAACTGCCGCCGTCTCTGATCCAAGAGTCGACCTGGCCACCATTCGCTCACCAGCAGTGCTGCCGGCGGCCAGAGACACCAGCAAAGCCCCAGCGGCCCCGCCGTAGCCGGCCAGCTGGACCATGCGGTCGCCGGCGGTGATCATGGCGTCAGCGGCAGCACCTTGGACCAGACCGCGGTAGCGATGTCGTCAGCCGTCGGCACGAGCAGCGTACCCGTGTAGTCGGCCCCTGTTGGGCCGTACGTGATGCCCCAGATCACGGTGGCCGGATCAGGGAACACGGCGTCCACTGGCGCCCCGCTGTAGGTCAGCAGGACTGAGTTTCCGGTCAGTGCGTACAAGCCCGTCGTGATCGCGAGCTGAAGCGCTGCCGCAAGTGCGACGTCTTGGCCGGTGACGGCGTAGCTGCCAGGCGTGACGATCAGCCCGATACCTGAGTACAACTCGACGTTCTGGCCGGAAAGCGCATAGGTGCCGGTGGTGACGTCGATCGTTCGCGTTGATACCAGGCCGACACTTTGCCCGCTGACTGCATAGGCGCCTGGAGTGATGTCGATCAAGAACGATCCGAGTGGCGTATATGTCAGGCCGACATTGCTCCCGGTCAGCGCGTACCCACCAGTTGAGATGCCGAGCACTTTATCGGCAGCGAGGCCAGCGCTTTGGCCGGTGATTGCGTAGGCACCTGGTGTGATGTCTACGCTGTACGAGTTCAAAGCCCCATACAACAGATCGACGCTCTGCCCGGATATCGAGTACGAACCAGGCGTGATTGCAACCTTCCGAGAGGTGAGCAGACCAACATCCTGTCCGGTGACCTGATAGCTTCCAGCCGATACATCAAGCGTTGTGCCTGCGGTCAACCCAACGCTTTGGCCGGTGATGGCGTAGGCACCAGATGTGACATCAAGGGTGTACGCATTGAGCGTCACCAGCGCCGCGCTGACGACGACGTTGGAATACTCGTCAGCCGCCGAATCGTAGAGGACGAACCCGAATTCGTAGCTCTGGCCCGGCGTCAACCCACTGGCCGCCACCGCCATGTCGATCTGGCCGGCAGCGGTGTAGGCTTGGCTGCCGTAGCTGCCGGCGGGAAGCGCCGATCCGGCGCCGTCCTTGCCGTCGCGGATATACCCGCCGCCTGTGGCGTTGTCGGCCCAGTTCGCGGTGCCGGACGGCTGGATCGCCCAGTAGAGCGTCAGGCCGGCGCCGTCACCGCTTCCGCCGAATGGCGACCCGCCGAATGGAAACGACCCGTACATTGTTCAGTCGCTCAGAAAATACTAGACCATGCACCAGCCGCCGTGTAGCCGTACAACCCGGCGCCAGTTCCATTGGTGTTGTAAATCTGATCCCCGGCAATAGGCACGAGCCCGGCTGGAGGCGAGCCGCCATTAGCGCCAAGGTCTATCCCAGCCTCTTTGTCTGGGCAGGAATAGCTCACGCTGCTGCTGTTGTAGTTCAGCAGTACCGTGTCGCCGGCCGCTGTCGTTTGCAGGTTCTTGCCGACGATCCTGACCGTTCCGCCGCCAACTTGAAAATCGTTGTTCGCGGTGCTTGTGAACTTGCAATTCACACAGTTGATGGTGACATTGCTGACGTTGGTAAACACGTTGGCGTTGGCAAGCCCTCGCAGATTGGTGGCATAGATTTCGTTTGTTGTGCCGCTTCCATTCTGCCGCCAAAAACTGTTCAGTGCGTTGGCGACAACGTCAGTGATGTATAGCCTGGACACGGTCGCGCCATTCTGTTGCGTGACCACATTGCCCCCGCCACTGTTGCCGTTGAAATTGCAGTTGCTGATGTGCAGGTCACTAATCGTCAATGCAGCACTGAGCAGCAGCACGTCTTTGCCGCTGCTCAGTAGAACATCAAGACTGCTGTCCGCTAGATGAAACTCGTTGATCGTGATAGCCGATTCCGCCAGCAGCAACTGGGACGCCAGCCATGTTGACGGCCACTGGATGTTGGACAGTTTGACTTTCTTGATGCCACCAGTTTGCGTGATAAGCAGCATGCGCGACGATGCATAACCGCCCGTCAAGGTGAAGCCATCAATCTCCAGATAATCCAGCGACCCTCCTGTAAGGCTTGCGCTGTCGTCCACCAATGCAACACCCGACAGCCCGGCGCCACTCATGGTCCCGCCGAGCCGTTTGATGCGCAGCGACTTGCAGCCGTAGCCGGTGCATGACGCGTACTTGATAACGGCGGGCGCGCTACTGTTGCTAGGAACGATGTTGTCGAGTTCAAGCGCACCAAAGTTGCCAACACCGGACGGGGACGCCAACCCGAGGTACGAACCGCCTAGCGCAGGATTGACGTTGGTGAACGCCACCATGTCGTCGCCCGACGACCCATATACGTTCGCGACCTTTATGCGGTCGCCCGGCGCCTCAAAGTGAACCACGTCGCCCTTTGTGCCATCCGAATAACAACCGTCGACAAGCACGTCGCTGCTGTTGAACATCCACAGGCAGTAACCCCAGGCGTTCGCAAACCGCAGCCCGTCGCCTACACGGACTTTGCTGACATTTCCTAGGGATATTCCGCGTACCGCCCCAGCCGTTTGATATGCTGCGGCGGAGCTTTGGTTCGGGTAGTCCACCTCGAACCTCCCCGGGCCAAGGATGGAAATGTAGTTCTCGCCGAGCACCACGCCGTAGCCGGTGGGGCTGGTGTCTGCGCCGGTCTTGACGTAGGTCCAAGACACACCAACCCCGGCCGTGTAGGTCACGGTAACCACCTGCCACGTTCCGTTGAACGAGGTGTTGGTGGCGAGGTTCGCCACGAAGACAGCGTCGCCCGGCTGGCGTGTGTGACCGGCCTCGGTGACTGTCACCACGTTCGATGACGAGACAAAATTCGCAGCAGCCAACTGGTTGTTTGCCGGGTTGAAGTAGCCGTAACTGCTGGGGCTGCCGTCGCTTCCGGTGCTTGCGTAGGTCCAGGAATCTGCGGCGACGCTCGCCACCGTATGCAGCCCGTTGAAACTGGTATCTACAGAAAAATTGGAGACTAGAACCTCGTCATTGACCGCGCGCGAATGCCCGGGCTCACTCACTGTCACCACATTGGATGCGCGGACAACCGCCGTGTTGTAAATGACAACGCCAGCGTCCCGGTTGCGAACAAGGTTGCAATCCGAATTTGGCGCGAGCTTTACCAACACGCCCGCACCCAGCGCCAACGAATCGCCGGACCCCATCAGAATCGTCTTGTTGATGTAGACAGTGCCGGCCGTAGTGATGTGCGCTTTGTGCTGCGTGTTGAGTGCTGCCTGGATGTTCACAGCATTTGCGGTTGCGGCAGCCGCGTCGCCGACTACCACCGGCACACTAAGCAACCGTGACGCCTCGAGTACCACCTCGACAATCGCCGCGCTGGTCAGGCTGATTGCAGCCCCTGTGCTGCTCGCCGCCAGCGTGCCGCGGGTCCACGTCGTCGTGTTGTGGGTGTAGATGCAGTCCTTGCGAATTTCCCGCCCGACGCCCGGCTGGTAGATCGTCAGGTCGAACGGCAGCCCATCATCGCCGGCCACCAGCGCCAGAT